CAGTGCATTAATTATTGCACCAAAAGGTGTTGTTAAAACTTGGTATGAACAAGAACTACCTACACACCTTCCTAATCACATAGAGAATGTGACAGTATTGTGGCAGTCTAATATTAGTAAAAAACAACAAGAAAAATTAGAAAGTTTATTTGAAATAGAAACCGCACTTCATATTTTAATTATGAATGTTGAGGCTTTGTCTACAGACAAAGGTGTTAAGTTTGCGCAAAAATTTTTAAATTCACATAAAGTTTTAATGGCTATTGATGAGTCTACCACAATAAAAACTCCAACAGCTAAAAGAACAAAAAATATTATTAGTCTTGGTAAGATGGCTAAATACAGACGTATTATGACAGGGTCTCCCGTTACAAAAAATCCATTAGATCTGTATACGCAGTGTGAGTTTTTAGATCCTTTTCTGTTAGACTTTTCATCTTATTATGCTTTTAGAAACAGATACGCTGAGATGACAACAATGAATGTTAGAGGTCGATCAATACAAGTTGTAAAAGAATTTAGACACCTTGGTGAATTATCTGAATCACTACAACCGTTTTCATACAGAGTTTTAAAAGAAGATTGTTTAGATTTGCCTCCTAAAAATTGGACTAAAAGACATATAATATTAACTAAAGAACAAGAAGAAATATATAAACAAATGAAAAACAATGCGCTTGCAATGTTAAATGGTAAAGTTACATCTACCATGACTGTGATTACACAACTCATGAGATTACAACAAATAACTTGTGGACACTTTGTTGCCGATGATGGTAGCACCCAAGAAATAAAAAATAATAGAATTACGGAGCTAATGAATGTGCTAGATGAAATAGAAGGTAAAGCAATAATATGGGGACACTGGCAAAAAGATATAAAAAATATATTCCATGAAATAGAAAAGGTCCATGGTCCGGGGTCAGTGGTTAGTTATTATGGGCTCACACCACAAGATGAAAGACAAGATAACATACGTAAATTTCAGTCCGACCCTAAGTGCCGGTTTATGGTAGGAACGCCGTCTACGGGCGGCTATGGCATTACTTTGACGGCTGCAAACACCGTAATTTACTATTCTAACGGATATGACCTAGAGAAGCGCTTACAGTCAGAGGACCGTGCGCATCGTATTGGACAGAAAAAAAACGTAACATACATAGATATCATATGTGAAGATACTGTTGATGAAAAAATAGTTAAATCATTACGAGATAAAATTAATATTGCATCTGAAGTTTTGGGTGAAGAGTTAAAAGATTGGATTTAATTTTTTATACCAAGCAGCTACAACATATCTTATGTTTTCACCTACTGGTTTAACACCGTGTTTGTGATACTGTCCATCAAAAAATAAACCTCTTCCTTTTTTTGGTTTAAATATAGTGCCATCTTCATAGTAAGTTTGGCCTCCTATAAAATTATCATTTAAATAAACAATAGAACTTAAAACAGTTTTATTACTTGTGCTATCAAAATGTAAATTTTGTGTAGAATTTATAGGCCATTTTACAATTTGAAACCAATCTATTTCAGCATTAAAATTTTTTGAAATAGAGTTAAGTCTTTTTGTTAAAAAATCTAGGTGGGTATCTTTTATGTTAAGTGCTAAAGGATAGACATCTCTAAATTTTTTTGAAAATTTTTCATGTTTTTTATAATAATCTATGAGCATGTCACACTCTAATTGAGATAAAAGATTATCAGCAATTAGGGTTATCATTTAAACTAAATTTCTAGCTGTTCCTATTACAGGTTTATATTTTGTTTTACCTTCTGATTTAAATGCGTGCATGTATTGTGCACGTCTACCTTCAGGTATCCAGCTACAGTGGATCCAGCCCGAGTTGGGTTCACCGGGAGTGTAGAACTCAAGGATAAGCTGATCTGGCTCAAGGTTCTTATATATCCAATCTGCTAATTCTGCGTTATCAACCCCAGGACATTCGAAGTCTGCGGCCTCAGCTTTGGCGTGCTGTGAATTTGCAGAGCTGCCTATTGCAAGACATAAATCTACGCTACGGAATCCGCTAGTAATCTTAACCCTGCCAAAATGGTCACGTACTGGTTGAAGAATATTTTCACACAACGCTTTTAATTTTTCTATTTGCTCTGCATTAGGATTGTTGTTGATACCTTTACGAATTGCTGTGTCGCTTTTGGTAAGCTCTGAGAGAGTGAAGTTTCGTGTAAGATTCATTTTAGAACCAACCTTTATCTAAAACCTTTTCTAGCAACAGAAGTGATACTGCCCCAACAGTACCCAATAACACCCAATAGATTTTATCTATTTTACCGCCCAAATCGTGAATACCTTCGTGCATATGTTTAACGTCTTTTTTTAAGCCTGTAATATATCCATATATAGAAAGCAAATGCTCTCTTGTATTTTTGGGTCTTATCTTATCTCCGTTTGGCATTATGTTCTTAACCTCTTAGCAATAATTTGTTCGTCAGGTGATAGTAATGCAGACTCAGTCTGTGTCAAGCCTGTTGTGGGGTCTATATTAGCCGCAAACATATTAGCTATTTGTGGGTCTGGTAAGAAAGGTGCAGCTGGTGTAACTGGTTCTGGCAAACTACTTTGATTTTGGCTCTCTCGTAATTTTAATATGTCTTCAATTTTTTTATCTTTTATATCAAGTTTTCTCTCAGGTGTTGATTTTAAAAATTCTTCTCTCTCCTCTTCAGATAAACCTAAAGGTAAGTTTTCATATTTTTTTCTTATTTCTTTTAATTTATTTGTATTTACAAAATCATTTATTGTGAAATTTTTTTCAAGCTCTCTATTTATATTTTTAATTGTATTTTGTATTGCAGAATCTCTTTTAAAGTTTGGTAAATTATCTGGATTATATGTTCCTGTCATCACTAAATTAACATCTCTTGCAGATAGAGCTCTTCTACCTGATAACATATCTCTTATCTCTGCCTCTGTAAAATTTAATGTACGTAAAGCCAACACATCTTTGT